GCGGCTGGACACACCGGGGTAAATGCATCCAGCCGCCTGCATCGTGGCGAGGGGCGTCACCACAATTCCATCCAAGCCAGCACGATAGCCAGCGCTACGCCGCATCCTATGGCGAGCAAGAGCTTGGCTTTGAGGGGGAAGTGAAATGAAGCCAAGGCCAGATATCGTCAGCGTAGATACTCTTCGAGAGTATTTCAATTACAGCGCAGACACGGGCATTGTGGCGTGGGCAAAGAGTCCCCGCTACGGGATAGGCGCTGGTGACGCGGCAGGCGCGCCTAACTCATTCGGCTATATCCAAATCTGCTTTAAGCGCCGCCCGTATCTGGCTCACCGCATTGGGTGGGCGCTTACTCAGGGCCATTGGCCCGCGCGGATGATCGATCACATCAACGGCGATCCCGCAGACAATCGCATTGTCAATTTGCGAGAGGTAACCGGATCGCAAAATCAAGCCAATCGTGGTGTGCGGAAAGATAGCACAACCGGACTCCGTGGTGTGCGGCGTCAGAGGTCGGGTAAGTGGTCCGCACAAATCCAGATCGGATCGTTCTCGACAAAGGAAGAAGCAAGCGCAGCTTATCTGCGTTTGGCAGAAATCTGTTACGGCGAGTTCGCTCCGACAGATCGGCATCCTCAATCATACGCTGGTCGCATCATTGGCGGTCTGGATCGCGCCTGAAATCATCGGGGAGGGCAATCATGACTGAGACGTGGACGCCAGAGCGCACCAAGTCCCTTATTCAGCTTTGGGCCGAAGGGCATTCGGCTCGGAAGATTGCTGAAAAGCTGGAACTACACTCAAGATCAATGGTGATCGGAAAGATCCGCCGTCTCGCCTTGCCGACGCCTGAGGTAAAGCTGGCTACCGCCGCGCGCATTACGCAGGTCAGGAAGCGCAGGCAAAGATTGGCGGCGATTCCAGTCCTTGCCGACAATCTGAGCGAGAAGGCCCTTCACCTCGAATTTGACGAACTGGAATCCTGGCACTGCCGGTTCCCATACGGCGAAGGCTCCTACACCTACTGCGGTCATCCCAAGCTGGCGAATACCAGCTACTGCGAGGCCCACGTTGCCTATTGCTTTGAGGTGACACGATGACCCGCCAGCGCCTCCCAAATCGCCGCGAGTGCGAAACCTACGAGTTCGAGCGGGACAAGCTGAAATATACGATCAGCTATGGCCGTGCACACGCTGGCGGGCCGGTGCGCGAATTGTTCATCAACGCCGGTAAGTCGGGCACCAACATGGAATCGCTGATGTGCGATGCCTCAACGGCGATCAGCGTTGCGCTGCAGAATGGCGCTACCCCGCAGGAACTTGCGCATTCGATCACGCGCAATCCTGACGGAACGCCAGCTTCGCCTATCGGTCAAATCCTTGATGACATGGTGATGGGATGAGCAAGATTGAACAGCTTGCCGAAGGCGTAACGCTCTATCTCGGGGATTGCCGCGAGATATTGCCGACGCTTGGCAAGGTGGATGCGGTTGTGACTGATCCGCCTTATGGGATGGCCTTTCGTTCAAACCATCGGATAGAGCGCCACGACGCTATCGCCAATGATGCCACGGATGAATTACTGCAGTTTGCTTGCTCCCTGCGACCAGCGCACTCGTCTTATATATTCTGCAGATGGGACAACATATCGGCGGTTCCTAAGCCTAAGAGCCTCCTGACTTGGGTTAAAAATAATTGGTCTATGGGCGACTTAAACCATGAACACGCCCGCCAAACCGAAACTGTTCTGTTTTATCCCGGCCCCGAACACGCCTTTCCTAAAGGAAGGCCAACTGATGTTCTCGAAGGGATAAGAACAGGCAACGGCTTTCACCCAACGGAAAAGCCGACAGATCTCATGGGGCAAATCTGTAGCTTCACGCGCGGTGAGATTTTAGACCCATTCATGGGCAGCGGCACAACTGGTGTTGCAGCAGTAAAGCTAGGCCGAAAATTTATCGGCATAGAGATTGAGCCGAAATATTTCGACATCGCCTGCCGTCGCATACAGGCCGCGCTCGACGCTCCAGACATGTTTGTCGCGCCGCCCAAGCCCGCAAAGCAGGAGGCGATGCTTTGACCGACTTCCCGCACGCCTCGCTTTGCTATCTCACGGAGCCGACGCCGGGTCAGCCGGTCATCAACGTGCAGACGCCAGACGGCAAGCTCACGCGCGCAATCGTCAATCACGATCAGCTCAAGCAGCTTATCGCTCGCGGTGCAGAGATCGAATACGGCTATGTGGAGGCGCGGGCATGAGCGGGCTTAAATCAAAACGCAAAGGCTATGAGTTCGAACGAGAAACCGTGAACAAGCTTCAGGATATGGGGCTTGCCGCTGAGCGCATCCCTCTTTCTGGCGGGCAGGGCGGCAGCTTTGCTGGTGATCTGCGCTGTCCAGTGCAGGGCCGTGATCGCGTCTTTGAATGCAAGCGCCGGGCGGCTGGCTTCAAGTTTATCACAGACAGCATGGGCGCGAACTTCGGGCTGATCGTCCGCGACGACAAGAGTCCAACGCTCGTCATTCTAAGACTGGAAGATTTTGCAAGGTTGGCTCTTGAGCCATTGGCGTAACCACTGAAGGGAGATCAGCATGAATACACTTGTTGCCAAGAATAGAGACGATCCCGCGACCGTTATCAACCTAACGCCCATGGATATGCTCGAAAGGGCCGTATCCTCGAATGCTGGTGTTGAGGTCATCAGCAAGCTCATGGACCTGCAGGACCGCTGGCAGGCCAGCCACGCCCGGCGCTCGTTTGACGAGGCGATGGCCGCCGCGAAGGCGGAGATTCCTGTCATCATGAAGAACCGGGAGGTTGATTTCACCTCGTCCAAGGGCCGCACGAACTATCGGCACGAGGATTTGGCCGAAATCGCGAGGACCGTCGATCCCATTTTGACCAAGCATGGCCTCTCGTATCGGTTCCGCACGACTTCGCAGCCGAATGAACCTGTGAGCGTGACGTGCGTCGTGTCTCACCGACTTGGCCACTCGGAAGAAAATACCCTTACCGCTGGACGGGACGAGAGCGGCAATAAGAACAGTATCCAGGCTGTAGGCTCAACGATCACGTATCTTCAGCGGTACACGCTGAAGGCGGCCCTTGGTCTTGCGGCTTCCAATGACGACGACGGCGCGAATGCCGAGAAGCCCGCATTCATCTCTGCCGATCAGCTCAAACGCATTATCGCACTGGCGGATGACGTTGGGGCGGATAAGGAGCGGTTCTGCAAATACCTCAAGGTCGGGAGCCTCGCCGAAATCCTCGCGCCGGACTTCGACCATGCCATGCGCCTTCTTGAAGCCAAGCGGAGCAAGTCATGAAGATCATTGATTGCGAACAGGGAAGCCCCGAGTGGTTTAGCGCCCGCTCTGGCATCCCGACAGCCAGCGAATTTCACACGGTCATGGCGAAGGGCAAGGGTGGCGGCGAAAGCCTCACGCGGAAAACCTATCTCCTGAAGCTGGCTGGCGAGATCATCACTGGTGAGCCAATGGAGAGCTTTACCAACGCTCACATGGAGCGCGGTAAAGCCATGGAGGACGAGGCGCGCGATCTCTATTCGTTCATGACGGACAGCGACCCGCTGCGGGTTGGCTTTGTGACCAACGGCAAGGCAGGCGCTTCGCCTGACTCACTGATTGGCGATAGGGGCGGCCTGGAGATCAAGACAAAGCTGCCGCACCTCCTGATCGACCTTCTACTCAAGGGCGAAATGCCGCCTGAGCATAAAGCCCAGGTGCAGGGTTGCATGTGGATCACGGAGCGCGAGTGGTGGGACTTCACTGCTTATTGGCCGAAACTGCCGCTCTTCACAAAGCGGATCATCCGCGACGACACATACATTCGCACCATCGCGGATGCTGTCGATCAGTTCAACGATGAACTCGACGCAACAGTGGCGCGTCTGCGGGCAATGGAAACAACAGAAAGGACGGCGGCATGAGCGCATCAGTGAACAAGGTAATCCTTATCGGCAACCTCGGGGCCGATCCAGAGATCAAGCGCACGCAGGATGGCAGGCCGATTGCGAACCTGCGCATCGCCACATCTGAGTCTTGGCGCGACAAATCAACCGGCGAACGCAAGGAAAAGACCGATTGGCATACGGTCGTCATTTTTTCGGAGCCGATCTGCAAGGTCGCCGAGCAATACCTTCGCAAGGGATCGAAGGTCTATATCGAGGGCGGCCTTCAAACTCGCAAGTGGACCGACAAGGACGGCAAGGACCGCTATTCAACCGAGGTCGTGATCCAGGCTTACGGCGGTGTTCTGACGATGCTGGACGGCAAGTCGGACAATGCGCCGCCAAGCCGCGTTGCTGGCAAGGGCGACGACATGAACGATGATGTGCCGTTCTGATGACAAACCGCTCCTACATCACTGACGACGAGATCGACAAGGCGCTGGACTATCTCCGCGACAACGCGAGGGATGCGGCGCAAGCGCGGGCAGATCGAATCTACGTCGAGGAATACCGGAAGGTCGTCAAAGCCCAGATCATGAAGGAACACGGCGACAAGTCCGCCGTGATCCAGGAACGTGAGGCCTATTCCGATCCTCGATATGTCGCGCATCTGGAGGCAATCAAAGAGGCCGTCCTTGAAGACGAGGGGCACCGCTTCTTGCGCGCCGCAGCAGACGCGAAGATTGAGGCGTGGCGCACGCAGTCCTCAAATACGAGGGCGCGTGTATGAGCCGCAGCACAGACGAGTGGATCGGTAAGACTGACGACGCCAAGGTGCCGGATTCCGTCAAGGTCCGCGTATTCGAGCGTTATGGCGGCAAGTGCTACCTGTCCGGCATCAAGATCGAGCGGGGCATGGCATGGGAGCTTGAGCATATCCTGGCGCTCTGCAACGGAGGAGAGCACCGAGAGAGCAATATGGCTCCTGCGCTGGTTGCGCCTCACAAGGACAAAACGCGCGCTGATCGCCGTCTGAAGGCCAAGAACGACCGCGTGCGCAAGAAACATCTCGGACTCAAGAAGCCGCGTAAGATCACGCGCTGGCGTCGTTTTGACGGATCAATCAAGGAGGCGGGGAGGGAGCGATAATGTTAGGGGCAAGCATCACCGAATCTCAGCGCGAGTTTCACCGCGCTCATCAGCAGCGCCTTGGCCGGATCGAGCGGCCTAAGACCGGCCCAGCAGTCCGTGCAGCGGGTATCTCCGCCGATCAATGGTATTCGCAGGCGTGGTCGATCCTCCGCGAAACCGTGACGATCAAATCAGTACAGGATGAGGTGTGCGCCTATTTCGATGTGCCGCGCCTCTACATGGAAACCACGCGACGGGCGCAGAAATACTATCTGCCAAGAGCTGCCGCGATCTATCTCACCAAGCAGTTCACAGCGCATTCTTACCCGGTCATTGGCCGTCACTTCGGCAACCGCGATCACACCACGATTATGCACAGCGTCAAGACCGTCGAAAAGATGATCGCGCTGGGTCATCCGATCAAGCGAGACATCGAGATTCTGACTGAGAAACTGAGGGGAGCCACGCATGACTGAGATCGGCCTGACACAGGCGCGCGTAAAGGAACTACTCGACTACGATCCGGGGACTGGTGTTTTCATCTGGCGCGCTATTCGCGGCGGGCCTGCGGGCCGCACGGCGGGAGCGCTAGACACTCGTGGCTATCGACTAATCAGGGTGGACTACAGGCTTTATCGTTCGTGCCGCCTTGCATGGCTTTATATGACAGGGGGGTGGCCGGAGTGCCAGATTGATCACGTTAACATGGTCCGCGACGATGATAGTTGGGCCAATCTAAGACTGGCGACTAGCAGCCAAAATAATATGAACCGCCGCGCGCGAGCGGGAACAGCATCCGGTTTAAAGGGTGTTTCCTGGGATTCTCGCAGTGGGAAATGGGTTGCGCTGATAACAGCATTCGGCGTGACGACGTGGCTTGGAGTGTTTGACGACCCTCAAGAGGCGCATCGCGCCTACAGCGACGCGGCAGAGAAATTTCATGGTGAGTATCGGAGGGTTTCATGAGCGTCGTCGGACACAACTCCATCGCTAAAGACCAGCTCAAATCCATTATCGAGCGCGTGGAGCGGCTTGAAGAGGATAAGGCAGCAATCGCCTCGGACATCAAGGATGTGTACGCAGAGGCCAAGGGAAACGGCTACGACACTAAAGCCCTGCGAGCCATCGTTCGCTATCGCAAAGAAGATGCTCAGGACCGGGCAGAGCGCGAGGCGATATTTGAAACGTATCTCAATGCGCTGGGTGCCGCATGAGTCAAATCGAGCGGCTGGCAGAGGGCGTGACGCTCTATCTCGGGGATTGCCGCGAGATATTGCCGACGCTCGGCAAGGTGGATGCGGTTGTGACTGATCCGCCTTATGGGATTGGGGCATCATCCAAGAAGTTCATTAACGGTACGAGTAAGACCAGCAAGGATTATTACGCGGATGTTTGCTGGGATACCGCCCCACCTACGTTGGAAGTATTCGACCTCGTAATCGCTGCGGGCAAGCATGCAATTATTTGGGGCGGAAACTACTTCCCACTTCCGCCGTCGCGATGTTTCCTCATTTGGGACAAAACCATTCACGGGAACAGCTACGCCGATTGCGAGATGGCGTGGACATCTCTTGATAAGGTTGCGCGCATTAAAGCACTGAACATGGTCGCGGCCAATATGGACGGGAGGGTCCACCCGACTCAAAAGCCGCTTGATTTGATGAAGTGGTGCATTGAGCAGCTTCCAGCGTCGGCGCAAACAATCCTCGACCCCTTCATGGGCTCTGGCACAACCGGCGTTGCTGCGGTCAAGTTAGGCCGCAAGTTCATTGGAATAGAGATTGAGCCGAAGTATTTCGACATCGCCTGCCGTCGCATACAGGCCGCACTAGACGCCCCAGATATGTTCATCGAGCCTCCCAAGCCCGCAAAGCAGGAGGCCATGCTCTAAATGGCGCGCATCCGCACGATCAAGCCGGAATTCTGGGCAAGCGAACAGGTGATGGACTGCAAGCCGGTCACGCGACTGCTGTTTATCGGCCTGTGGAACTTCGTCGATGATTTCGGGCGCGCGCCTGTCGCACCGCGTACCATCAAGGCGCAAGTAATGCCCGGCGACTCGTGCTCCGGCTCGGATATCCAAGATATGTTGAACGAGTTGAGCGCCGTTGGCCTCATCCGCTTCTACACCGCTGATGAGAAGATGTTTTTTGAGATTACCGGATGGAGCAAGCACCAGAAGATTGATAATCCTAGCAAATATAAAGTCTGCCCCGCTCCATCTGACGATCAATCGCAAATCGTAGCTATTCCTAGCGAGGAATCGAAACAAATCGGACTGGAGGGGAGGGGAAAGGAAGAGGAAAAGAAGAAAGATCCTTGTGCGGTCGTCAAGCCGACGCGCACCGATGAAAAATTCGAGGAATTCTGGAAGAGCCTCCCAAAGCGTGACGGCGCAAATCCCAAGGAGCCCGCACGTAGGCTGTTTGAAGCGGCCGTCAAGAGCGGAGAGGACCCCGAAGCGATCATTGCCGGGGCTCGCCAGTGCGCCCGAGCGGAATCCAAAAACGCTGGCACGCCATACATCCCACAGGCCGTGAAGTGGCTGCGCGATAAGCGTTGGCGGGACTACGGACAACAGATAGCCGAGCAAGGCGCGCCGTTTGATTGGGAAGCTGTTGTGAAACTCAAGGCAACGATTGGCGTGTGGTCGAAGCACGCCGGGCCGGAGCCGGGAGCCGTTGGTTGCCGAGCGCCAGCTGAAATCCTCCAGAAATACGGGCTGGCATCATGACCGATCTTGAACGCCTTGAGACTCTGGCGAAGTCAAACCACATGCAGAAGCAACATGAGGATTGGGGATATCCGAGGGGATGGAATGCAGCTTTGGAATTTATCGAGACTGAGATCGGAAAGCTGAAGGGCGAGACTGATGTATGCCCTCACGGCTTCGCCAAGCCGGGGTATTGTTCGGAATGTAATTTTGATTGAGCAGCGAAGACCGCAGAAGGCGGGGACTTCCCGCTAACGATAGATCAGCAACTGAGTGGAGCATCACATGGCAGGCGTTGCGCAGCGCGTTATTGAAGAATTGGACGCCGCAGGATTTGCGGTAGTCCCGAAGCACCCGACGAACCGAATGCTCAAGGCAGCGGCCAAGGCGATGATGCCACAGTTTCGACCGACGCCGCTGTGGGTTGGCTGCAAGGAAAAGCACCGAATTCGCTACGCTGCAATGATCGCGGCATGGAAGGAAAGCCTGAAATGATTATGTGGCTAGTGCGGAAGATTTGGGGCTGTGGCCCATGTCAGTTTGAGGAAGTGATGCGCGGGAAGGTTTATGAGCGCGGAGCTGAGAGGGGAGAGCGGCCAATCGCTCAAAGATACACGATGCGCTGCAAACAATGCGGGCACATGAAAAGTTACGAGCTTTAGACAACTCACACACTGACTGATCTGCCGAGGGGCAATCTTGGCAATCTGCGGTCTTTTCTGAACACACGGGGCATAGCATCACCATGGCAAGAGCAGGACGAAAGCGTAAGGCGACAGTCACGTTGCCGACTGTGCATGACCGCAGATCGACCGATCTGGTCCGCAATGCCAGCGTGGCGATTGTGGAAGTGGATGATCCATACGCGATCGAGCCAGGCGGGAAGATCACTGTCTTGCGCTCGCTGCGAGACGATCCGTTGGCGCGGATGTCAGCCGCCAAGCAGATCGACAGCGCACAATTCGAGGCGGGCAGGGCGTGGCAGGCCGATTACGAGGAAGCGGAAGTCGGCGGGGCCAGCGCGATTGACCCGACAAAGGAGGCTGTAGACGGCGGCAAGCCGCCTGAGATGTTCACTGACCGAAAGCGCCGGGCGACGGCGAACCTTGCTCGAGCTGCTCGAGAGCTGGGGGCATTTCAGGAGTCTATCGTGCGGGATGTGCTGGCGCGGCGCATGTTTCCCAACGAGGTGGCTATCGCTCGAGGGTTTTCCTCACAGCGCGAGGTGGATCACTATTCCTGGCTGTTCCGTCGGTCGCTCGAGATACTAGCTGTGGTATACAAGTTCGCCATGCCCGACGGGCATCCTACAAAATGTTGAGTTTTGGGTGTTGACACCCGTCGGGAAGTATGGCAGAACAAATGCAGAATCCAGATTTGCGCCATGTAGCCCCGGCCCGCGACACAGCGGTTAAAGG